ACACAGACTATTCGTCTAGTAGTTGGATTCTCTAATAAAGGTCCATTCAACGCTCCCGTCTATATTCCGGACGTAACAACAGCTTTAGCCATTTTCGGGGATATCGATAAAAATCTAGAGGCAAAAGGGTCTTTCTTCCAAAGATCGATCTTCACCTGCTTGAATGCAGGACCGGTATTTGCTTTAAATCTACTAAGATTAAATAACGACGTTGATAGCCCAACAGCAGACGTTGTTCCTTATTTTGGTTATTCTGTAGATACTGAACAAAGCAACGGTATTTTAAGAGATAAGCTGCTAGCTTCTTACTACAACAAAGAGAGATTCTGGTATGCAGACACCAATTATTTTCTAGCAACGAGATCCATCGTAGATCAGGGCAGAATTTTCAACCTAGTAAACCTTGGAAACACTCCAATGTCTATCATAACTAGAAAATCTACTGATGCTAGTCCCCCATTACAAGGATATGATATTTTTGCAATCGATTGGTATGGTCCAGGAAATGTTCCATCATATGTTAACCCATACGACTATATTTCAGATTGGTTTATTGATGTTATTGCAGTAGCAGGTGACTGGACAGACTACACTGCTCTTTCTCAGGATCCACAATGGAGTTCATATTTTACTCCAAATGGATTTATTAAGAGTCAAATAACTAACTTCCTAAATAATGCGGATGTTAACTTAATTACCATCCAAACCGGATGTTTGATTATTGACTTTGTTAACCTTAACGGAAACAATGAGTACATTCAAACCCTAATCAACAACAACAGTCCTTCAACTGGACTATTCTGTGCAGTTGATGAAAATGCTTTGGAAAATCTTTGTACTAACCCGTATAAAGTGGATCTAGTTGGTAACCATTTGATCGACGAACTTTCCGGAGACAGAGACATTCAAGATGCTAAGCTTAACTTCTTAAGCTACGATCAGAATCTTCTACAAGATTATCTTTATACCAAAAACTACAGTATTCTAACAGATTCTTTAGCTGGAGCAACTGCAGGAGTTGGTACACTTTACTGTCTTCCTGACTATGCTCCTGGAATAGATTCTGCTAACTTAGGTGGAACAGCAGGAGTTCCTTATCAAGGATTCTTGAATTATAATCCAGCACAATACGTTGCAGGTCTTCACTTCTTGACTGCTGCAACAGGAGCTTCTGGTTCTTTCTCTGGACTTAGTTCAACGGATCTTCTTAATATGAAGACCTTCTTAACCCCAAGTTCAACATCAGCTCCTTATATCGTAGGTACAGTATCCGGTATTACTGCAGGATATACCGATAATGTTATTAGCCAATTTAACAACGGAGACTTAATTAAGCTTCAAGTTGCAAACGTTAACGAGGTTAGTGGAAGATTACAGATTGCTTTCAGCCACCCACTGGATATTACTAGATATAGAGATCTTGGAATCGTAGTTACTCCATATGCAGCAGACTACTCTACTACCACATACCTTCCTAACGGAATTACTGGAGATGTAATAGGTGGAACTGCATACATGTTTGGAGCATCTGATACTTTAGGAATTCAATTCTCTCTAAATCCAGGAGGAACTGGAGCAACTTCTTCAATTGCTCCTACTGGATATGCAAATGCACTAACTGGACAGCTTTCTACGACTTTCTATCAAAATGTTCTATATGCAGAGCTACAAAATGGAGATATAGTTTACACTAATGCTGATCTTTCGACAAACACAAGATATCTAACTTATGCGCTTGGAGTCGATAGAGACCAATATTCAATCTACTACTCTTTTGCGTATAGCAACGTAGCTAGATCATCAAATACTCTGGTTAACATGCCAACCTTTGGAACAACTTATGCTTCAAATACAACTGGACAGATTGCCGGATACCCTGCTAACTACAAATTGGATATTGTTTCTTCTGTTGCTAGCATCAACGAATTTATAGAGGTTTCAGGAGGAATTGGAGGGAAAGTTAGTGTTACATCTTTCAAGATGGACAGCAATGTCTATACAGTTTCAGTTGGAGATCTACTGGTTTCAACTGACCAAGACCTATGTCAAATTGAGAACACAAACAGACAACAGAGATTAACCAAAGTTACTTCTGTAGCTACAACTTCAATTTCTGGAATCGTAACAGTTACTACAGCAAGACCAATCTACTTCTATTCAGGAGGAAGCAGCGGACTTCAGGTTCAGAAATTCCAATCTATCCCTCAGTTCACAACTTCTTTTGACTTTACTTACCTAGAAGGATTCCAGCTTAGCGACTACCATAGACCAGACGGAACAGATGCAAGAGTAACTGCAATTCTTGATGTTATGTACAACACTAACATCGCAGCAACACTTGCAACTAAAGACGTTATCTCATTCAGATACATCGTTGATACATTCAGCGGAGTAATTCTTCCTAACTCTAAATACCAATTGAGTAAGCTGGCAATGATGAGAGGACAAGCTCTTGCTTTAATCAACGCTCCTTCAATGGCTCAGTTCCAGGCTTCTGTAGATCCTAGATTTACTGCAGCTCCAACTGCAGTTAATCCATATCCGGAACTACAAACTCAATATATTGCAGACGGAGGTAACTTATCTCTGAACCCAACTTATACATTCTCTCTACCTTCTCAACCACTTGGAGCATCATACGCAGCGTTCTACGCTCCTTATATCACTCTAAGAGAGAACAATAGAAACGTAAACGTTCCACCAGCAGCATTCGTATCTAACAACTTCGTTGCTAAGTTTGCAAACGGTGAACCATATGCTATCGTAGCAGGTCAGAAGAGAGGAACAATCGCAGGAACAAACCTAGTTGGAGTTGAATATGACTTTACTCAAGACGATAGAGGATGGTTAGAGCCTTTTGGTATTAACCCAATCATCAAGAAGAGAGGACTAGGAGTTGTTATATTCGGTAACCAAACTGCTTATCAAACAGTTAATTCCGCATTCAGCTTAGTTCACGTAAGGGATCTACTGATCAGCGTAGAGAACGACGTAGAACAAATTCTTTCTAACTACTTGTTCGACTTTAACGAGGATTCTATCAGACTTGAAATCAAGACTCTGGTGGACAACTACCTTGACGGGGTTAGATCTGGCGGAGGAATCTATGCTTACCAAGTAATCATGGATGCTTCAAACAACCCTCCTTCAGTAATCGACCAAAACATAGGTATCATCGACGTCATTCTTGAACCTGCTAGAGGTATTCAGAAGTTCATCAACAGAATTACTGTTACTAGAACAGGAGGAATTGCAGCTGGAGGATTCATTCAGTTCGTCTAATTAATTTTTGACGGAAAGAAGGAAAAGGATAAATAGAAGAAAAAAGAAAAAAAGAACTAAATGGCTGGATTACCACACTATCAGAATTCACTGTTTGGGATAAACAAATACGAACCAGTTTATCTCAACCAGTTTGAAGTTCTTATTACGCCCCCGGCAGCAGTCCTAGGAGGACCAATTCTGGTTGAACAGGTGACAAGCATTTCAGGTTTAGGCGTTGATAAAACTCCTGCTGCAACCCAGCAGAAATACAAGTTTGCAGTTAGAAACTATGCAGGTGCAAAACCGGAAAGCACAGTTTTTGATCTAACCGTTAACTTTACCGTCAACTTGAATGATGCAAACTCCATGTACGTGTTCAAGACTTTGAGACAATGGACAGACTTAATTTATAACCCTCTCACTGGTGCGATGGGTCTAAAGAGAGACTACACTGGAACTATTGTTCTTTCAGTCTTCAATAAACAAGGAGATGTATTTAGAAGAATTACCTGTAGAGACTGTTTCCCTATTGCTCCTATCGGTGCGATGGAACTAGACTATGGAGGAACTGAACTATATGACATTAGCCTACAGTGGGCAGTAGATTACTGGGACGATCAATTCTCATAAAAAAATTAAAATAAATGGCAGGATTACCACATTTTACCAACTCGGCAGCCGGAGTAAAACTGTACGAACCAGTTTATCTCAACCAGTTTGAGGTTTTGATTACACCTCCTGCTAGTGTTACTTTAGCTAATACTAGATTCAGAGGAGAAGGAATTCTAACCCAGCAGGTGAAGAAGATATCAGGTCTTGCAGTTGATATTCAGCCTGCAGGAGCGGCTAGTCAGTTTTATAAGTTCGCAGAGAGAAGATATGCTGGAGGAGCTCCTTCAGATACTTCTGTTGCATTTAGCATAGATTTCGAGGTGAACTTGAACGAACAGAATTCCATGATTGTTTATAAAATCATGAGGCAATGGGCGGATTTGATCTACAACCCACTAACTGGTGCAATGGGTCTAAAAAAAGACTATGTTGGATCTATCGTGGTTTCAATCTTCAATAAACAAGGGGATGTGTTTAGAAGAATCAGCCTAAATAACTGCTTCTTAACTGCAGATTTGAATCCTATGGATCTAAACTACGATGCGGGAGAAACTCTATACACCCTAGCTACTAGCTGGAAGGCAGACTACTGGCAAGATCAGTTCATCTAATAGACTAAAGAAAATTTTTGAGGACGAATATTCTAAAACAGAATATTCGTCTTTTTGTGTGGATGAGTATATAATGTATAAAGTAAATAATTATGGATCCAAACGAAAGTGGAATTTTAAAGGGTCTCTCTCCGGAAGAGATTCTAGCTAGAAAAGAAATGGAAGGAGGAATTGTATATGATGATCCCTTCATTCCGGAAACTCCTATTAATCCTGTCCCGTCTGCAGAAGACTTACAGAAAAGACAAACCCCCTTATATGCACCTCCGGTGAATGTTCCACCTGTTATTCAGGAAACTCCTCCTCCAGTAAAACCTACACCACCCGTTCCGCCAATTGAGGATACGCTAGGACTCGGAAAGGTTGAAACGAGAAGACCTTTGCAACCGGAATTTTCTCCTGGGTTAGAATTTGGTTGGAAAAACTTACCACTTAGCGTCCTTCCTTCTAGAGGATTT